TTTGGCACGACACGAATACTAAATGTCCAAGTCTCACCAGAAGCAAAGGTTATACCTCCCGCAGCAGACATGTACGCCGTACCAGATGATGCTGTCGTGAACAACATCTTCCTAGCAAAACCAGTACGGAACCGTGCATCCGCAATCACAGTATGTGTTCCTGCACCACCGGTACCAAAGGAACCGCCCCAAGTGCTATCGGGCATGGGTGTTGGTGCATAATTTCGTCGAATTTCAATAGTGCCAGAACTCGTCTCCAATGCCGGATTAGTCGCCAGATTTGTAAGAACGCGTTCCCCAATAATCCTTTGCGATTGCGAACCATTAACCGTGCCAAGCCATCTTGTGTATGGGCCGCCCAAATATAGAATGATCTCTTGCGGAGTGGGTAGACGCGGCGTGGTGGTATCTGAACCATAGAGAATATCCTCTATCGCACTAAGCATCTCTGAAGTGACATCCCCAGAATCAATCACCAAATGGGAAGACGGCTTGTAACCAGCAATGTACTTGGGTGTAGTGCTACATGCCCAGTTGTTGATCATTGCTTCGGTTGAATCACTGAGAGTGGCGTACTCTTTGTCTGCAGGCGCAGCCAAGATGTTGTACACCATGTGAAGTTTATACCTCAGGTCAATGCCTAAAGTGTCGTTGCCGACCTTGGTCCGATATGCGAACCCAAAAGATCGTCGAGGTTGCTGTCCAATGAACAGGCCATTACCTGTGGATGCGAATCCGTTGCAATTGGCAAACTCTTTGGGCGAACCAATGGCCGAAATAGATAGGGCAAAATCTTCGGAAGTAGGCATCTCAAGAAACTTTACGCCGTCCAAGTAATAAGGATCAGCGTTACCACCATCAGAGGATTCACTTACGGAGACAAGTCCGCCCCAAGGAACACCTGCGCCACCATCATTTGGGAAGAATACGCCTCGGTCTACGCCGGTCTCAAACAACCGTTCTCCGGGCTGATCCCATGCGAGTCTAGTCACGAGTCCTCCTATCCCTTGGTTTGTAGTTGTGCCTGACGCTGGGCGTTAAGTTCCCGCTGACGAGCCATAGCGTCTGATGTGTTCATCTTCTTCGGCGGGGCGTTCTTTAGATTGCAAGTCTTGACCAATGCCAAAAGCCGATTCAAATGCCAGTCCTGACATGGGTCAAACGGAATTGTCAAAGTCACAAGCCAGAAGTAGATGATCTCTGCCGTGATGATCTCTCTACTTGGCGGACGATTTGCAATGTTGCTGAACCAAGTGGCAGTCATCTTGGCCTCAATGTGCTTACTAATTTTGGATTTGTCACTTGACGTAAGTCTGGACAAAGTTCCCTCTGGAATTGTGTTGACCACCATACATTCAATGTATGATCCAGCTTCCTTACTTGTTTTGGGAACATCACTGAGAAAGGGCTTTTCCCAGATGCCCTCCCATTTTGAAAGAGAGGCCAGAGAATGCTCGATCTGAACAGTAACACTCGGCGCGATGACAAACTTCTGTGTCGCCTCGTCGTAGTTTTCTTGTTCGGGGATGATGATTGTGAGCATTGCTCTGGCCTCCTTTCAGGTAGATCAGGTGAAGCTGTAGAAGAAGTCGTCGTCGACGCCAGCCTTGAGCTTGTAACCGACCTTGGGCACGGCGATGACCGTCGTATCCTTGGTGGTGACAACCGGACCGGCAGCCTTGATGACGCCGTCGATGGTGTAGTCGATGCCAGTGGTCGTGGGGATGGTAATCGTGTGAGTACCAAGCACGTACACAGGCATGACCGGGGTAGCGTCGATGAGGACGGTACCGATCAGGGTGAAGACCTCTGCCGGGAGGGGCAGACGGGGATCAACCGCGACATCACCAAACAGGACCAGCTCAAGAGCGGCCAGCTTGACGGAATCAACCTTGGTGGAATCGATCACGATCAGCGCAGTGGGCTTGTACCCAGCAACGTCAACCTTGGTCGTGGTGACTTCCCAGCTGAAGGTGACAGCCTCCGGAGAGTCGTTGACCGTGGCGAAAGCCTTCTCCGACGGAGCAGCGAGTGCGCCGTACACGAGGTGGAGCTTGTAGCCCAGATCAGCATTGACATCGTTACCGACCTTGGTGCGGTAGACGAATCCGAAGGGCTGACGCCCCTGCTGACCGACAGAGACGCCGGTGAACGGAGCGGCAGTGCCGTCGCAAACACCGAACTCGTCGGGGTAGGTGTAAGCCTCAATGCTGCAGCCGAACTCTTCAGCCGAAAGCAGGTTGAGGTACTTCATGTTGTCTGCATAGACCGGATTGGCCTCTGCACCGGAAGGACTCTCGGTAACGGCGGTCAGACCGTTCCAAGCAACGCCCAGCGGGTAGAGACCCAGAGCGTTCTGAGGGTACATAACACCCTTGTCGACACCGGTTTCGTAAAACCGCTTACTGGTGGCATCCCAAACAAGCTTTGCCATTATTGCTCCTAAAAGTAGATTTCGTAAACATCGTGGTTGAGGTTATCTGCTACGAAATGTCGTGTGAAACGCGTGAGAGGCAAACTCTTGACCTTGTCCGGAATATCGCTATCCGGATCAGAGTCAATAACTGTGGCGGTATAACACTTTGTGCTGTTATAGACCGCGTTGTTAGCGTGCTTGTCCTTCTCTTTGGTGCGTTCATACACGACACAGGGGTATTTCATTGTGATGTTGGGAAGGGGCTGGAAATAGATGTTCCCAGTTCCCGACACATCAATCAGTTTCTGGTGCAGGTTCAGGCGTAGGCCCATTGTACACACCCCCTAGCGTCAATATTAGGCGGGGGCTCTGAACGTCCACTTTAGAGACAATCCAGAGCACTCCCGCCCATTCGACATAGCGCATAGCGAAGAAGTGTGCATTGGCAAACGCATCAGCAACGATACTAATTGAATTACCAACTGAAATATCATTATTGACTTTAGTGCCGTTTTCTAGTTGACGAGAAATGCGAAGAATGTCACCATAGTACGGATACTCAGTGATGACATCCTTCCACACTCCTGCGACGGTTTCTACGGCAATGCCATAACCAACTTTACCGAAGAACTTCGCCATGCTGACAGATACCTATCAGGCCTCGTAGTTGAAAGCCCACTCGTCGTCAGCGTTGGACGCGAAGAAGTACGCGCCGGAAGCCGGGACAGCGATCACGGACAGGGTCTCATCCACGCCAAGCGTGACGGGGCCTGCGGTCGTGAGGGTGGTGCCGGTCAGCTTGTTCTTGTAGACCACACCGGTCGTGGTAGCGACAGTGACGTCGTTATCAGCGAAGGTGGGGGCCACCGGAGCAACCAGAACGGCGTTCGAAGCAACCTTGCGGACGATGATCGCGGACTTCGGCTTGGTGAGTGCACAGGAGCAACGGGTCTCGATCAGGTACTTCTGCTGGTTGTAGTCGATGTCGAAGTCTTCGAACATCGCGACGTTGCCGCCCTTGTCTGCACCAACGGTGTAGTCCTGCAGGTTGACCATGATGCCGAGCAGGTCGCCAGCCTCCTCCATGACCTCAACCGGGACGATCTTGCTGACGCGGAGAGCCACACACAGATCCTGAACGGACGCGTAGACGCGGCGCTTCATGCCGTCCTTGATCATCAGCATCTTGGACAGGACGGTCTCCGAGGTGAAGAAGACCGGGTTGCCCGAGCCACGGTAGTGACGACGGTGCAGGGTCAGGGCGTCGATGATCTCTTCGGCCGAGGAGTCGGAGTCATCGATGTTGACGTAGACAGTGGTCTGGTACAGTTCGTCGTCACTTGCAATGGGACGGATGTTCAGCTCATTGATCTTGTCTTCGTCAGCGTTGGAACGGCCATCGCCCATGAGGATTGCGCGAGCGATTTCCTCCTCCAGCATGAGACGCATCTCACCCTTGAGCCAAGCAACGACGTCGAAGTCGACGATGTCGAGAACGTCATCGCGGTCGAGCTTCTGCTTCTTGTAGATGGTCTGCGGGCCGGTGGTGCGCTTCGAGACCTTGAAGAACTCTTCCTTCTTGAAGTTGCCCTTGATGTAACCCTTGGCGCGGGCGTCCTCCAGAGTGATGTCGGCGGTCAGCGACTTGATGCGGCTGAACGGGGTGTGGTTGGTGCCGCCCATGACCTCGGCGACCCACTCGGTCCGACGCTTGATGAACTCGGGGGTGGACGCGATGGCGCGAGCATCCGGGAACAGGATATCGATGTCTTCGATACCGTGCTGGATGACGTAAGCGTCAACGGCCTCACGGACAGAGCCGAGCTTGACGGCCGAAGACATCATCTCCTTGATGGCGGAGTGCGACAGGACGGGGCCTGCCTTGGAATCGGTCTTGGTGTTCTCGAAGAGGTTGTGCACGGTGGTTCCTTCCTGATCGTGCTGCAAAGTTGAGGAGCTGTTGGAATCTTCATCGGACTGCTTGAGATCGGTGGCGGGTGCATCGGAATTGAGCGCCTCCCCGATCATGAAATAAACGACATTCTGCTGTTCCTCGGACATGGAATCAAAAATGTCCTTGACAGTCTTTTCGCCATCGGCATGCTCAACAACGTCAGAGGAAACCTCATCAGTGTCGTTGCCATGCTGGAGGGCTTCACCAAGCATGAAGTAGGCAGTCTTCTTCTGCTCTTCGTTCATGGTCTCAAATACATCATTGATAGTGGGCTCCGCCTGATTGGCAACTGGAGACACTGTTACTCCTTCGGTTGAAGAGTGAGAAAGCGTTAGCGGCTCTCCCATGTAAATGAAGATTTCATCGGTGAGAATGGTCTCTTCGCCATCTGCGTGTTGCAGAACGACATTATCGATGAAGGCTCCCGGATTTGCTCCGGCAATGACGAGACTGAGTTCTCGAATCTTACCGTGAACAACGTTCTTGGCTCGCTCGATCAGTTCGTTTGCATAGATAGACAGCGAAGTAAGATCGCCATGTTCCACCTGAATCTTGGCTTTCTTACCAGCTTCAGTACTGTTGAATCGAAGGTAGGCGTAGACGCCATCTACACGATTCTCCAGAATTGCGTGACCCAGAACATTGTCTGGGCTGTTATGACCGTGCTGGTACAACAGAGGGATCTTCATCCCGTCCTGATGCTTGAATGCGTCAGCAAGGATCGTTCGACCATCAGTACATAGACGGTCATTCCTAGTGGCGTATCCACTACAGTCGAAGTCATCAACTCCCATTTTGAAGTATTCCTTTCTATTCTTGTACTGATGGTTGACCGGTTGGGGGCGGCGGAGGCTCGGCTGGCGGAGTTCCTGCTGATGCGTCAGTCTTGTTCGGCATGTTGGAGTTCTCCAACTTATCAGCGCTCGGGTCCTTCGACGGCTTCCACCCAATGGCACTACGCATCTCGTTAGACGTAGCAATCTTGTTCCGTGTGAACTTATCAGCGATCTCAGCGATCTGACTGACAGGCACAAGCTTGAACGGATCACGGAAGTACTTGATTGCCTGCTTCTGTGTTCGAGCAGTCTTAGTGAGGAACGTCGCATGCATAGATTCAGCAACGGCCTCGACTAGTGGGGCAATCGTACGGTTCAGGTAGTTCAGCATCGTCTTTTCGTCAGCTGTGCCCTTCATGATCTCAGGAGTGAGACCGAGTTGGGCGTATACCTGTTCGGTCAGATAGGTTACCTGCGGAAGAAGAGTATTCTCCACAGGACGGTTGAGCTGCGTAATGCGTTCAGTTCCATCAGTATAGGCAATGCCGTACTGACTCCCCTTCAACTGCATCTCAATGTCTTTACGACGCACCTCTGCCTGATCACGTTTGGCATCCGTCTTGATGACGTAAGGCAACTGAATGATCATGTCCAACTTGCCAGAACTCACCAGTTCATCGACCTGATCAAGCAGATGGAGCTTGTGCTGCAACCGCATGAGCGTTGAGTTAGTCTCGTTCATAACTTGATAGAACGGGTTCTCAACAATTGCGCCAAGAGTCTTGGGCACTGGCACAGGTTCACGTCGTCCGGCGATCTCATTGTAGAGACTGGCCGTTACAACTTGTGGACCCCAACCAGTAATCGGACCAACGCGCATCGTCTTGATGTCGTACGACTCCAGAAGTGGATTACCTGTCGTGTCAATTGGGGCGATCACAATAACGCCTTCATCGAACAGTGACAGGTAAATGTCTTGACGGAATGCCCGAGCCTTTTGGTCGATGTTTGCCGCGACCGTAAGACATTCGTTCAATGCGCTGGGCATATCATCTTCATACTCGCCATTATCATTCAAACGAACATGTCGGAGAACAGCATCAGCGGCATCGATACTCATACGAGTGTAGATTGAGGAGATGATGGTCTTCTCTTGCGAGAATCGAGGACGATTGCGGTCTTGACGTGTGTTTCCGTAGCTGTACGAGGTCTGGTAACCCACCGGGTAATCTGTGTCCAGATCGTCCTTCCCTAGAAACACGTTCCACGCATGTCGCAGTCGTCCTCCGATAGCATTAGCCATTAGTCACCTCCTTAAACGTAGATTGGATAGGATCGCTCATTCAAAGGCCTCCTTGTTAAGCTTATAGGCGACCCATGCATCCATGAGTGCTGCGACAGAGTCGATCTTCTGCTCTTGACGCTTCTTCAGAAGCTTTCGGTTACCGTTGGTGTCTTCCATGGTGATAGCGTTGCCCATGCAGAATGCCATAAGCACCTGATCAAACTTGAGCATGCGGTTCTCAGCAAGTTTCTTCAACTCGCCAAGCGGTACCGACTCAGTTCGTGCACCCTGAATAACCTTCTCGATTCCGAAAGCGCCGTTCTCCTTTTCGTAGCGAGACATGAACTCTTTAGCGTTATATGGGTCGAACCCGAACGCGTTGACTGTGAATTCGCAATCAATGATGAACTGATCGAGATCTTCATAGACTTCCATCATGTCCAGAACTGTGCCGTCCAGAACATGTAGCGATTCTTCTTTGATGAACTGATCATACTTTGCCCGCATTGCTCCGGGGAGAGCCATGAGTGTTCGTTCAGAGATATAGCAACGTGTTAGGACGCCAAAGTCGCCTCTAGCCAGAGGAAAGAGGAACGTAAATGCACAGAAGTCATCACCTTGAGAAAGGTCTGCTCCAATTGCGCATGGCAACTTCCAGAAAGACTGCCTGTGGTGGGGCATAGTCTCTTCGTAGGTGAAGAAGTACGTGTAACCCTCCATGGGGATTCCGAATCGTTTCGCCAAAATATCATTACGTGATGCGGGAGCCTTCTCGGCCCGTTCCACATCCAAATGATAAGTCTCATACGTGACGGTCTTGTCTAGATTCGGATTAGCCTTGATCCACATTTCGGGATAGCCAACTTCTTCCAAGTCATCAAGTCTGTAGTGCCAAATCGAAACGTGCGGGTTGAGGTACTCACCACGAAGAATCTTATGGAGTTCCAATTTGATGTCATCGCCCGATCCGTTACGGACCGTACCCTCAGAGCTAATCGCGATGATCAAGTAATCGTCCAACTTTGATGCACCCTGCTCAACAGCCCCGACAATGTCCTCACGGATGTCTCCGGAAAGCCACTCATCGATTGTGGTGATCTTTGGCCGAAGGCCCTGCAACTTATTGATTGACATAGGTCGGACTTCGAGGATAGATCCAGTAAGGAAGTTCTCGATGCCCTTCTTGGTCGATGCTAGTTTCACACGGTTGGCCCTAGAGCCGGTTGTGTTCTGCAGAGAACCCTCAGTAAGGAACTTGAACAGTGGTCCTCGTGAGCGAGTGATGGCTGTTCGGAACGGCGACATGACTTCTTCAGCCTGCTTCATGGTCGGAGCAGTTGTGATCTGGTGTGTGGTCTCGGTATCGACGTTCAAGAAGAACGCCTGAATCAGAGATGCATACATCGACTTCGCTGCGCCTCGTGCAACGATCAAGAACTGCTTGTTGATGAGCCGCTTCTTGATTCGCTTGCGCACGTAGTGCCCACCATGCCCATCGGGGTACGGCTCATAGACACTTCGCTCAACAAAGAAGTACCAACAGAAAACTTGCTCTGCCCAAACCTTGAACGAGTCCAAGAGATTAAGATCGGCGCCATCAGTTAGCGTTAGTTCATTCTCACAGTACAGAACGAACCCATCCATCGCTTTGTCGTCATACCAGATAGTCGGGTCATCGATCAAATCATCAATCCGGTACATCTCCATGGCAATATACTTGTTGACCGGGATCTCTCCACGGTTGACGGCGTCACGGAACTCTCCGTAGTACTTCGGTACTGCTGTGTTTGAGAGCCCCATGACACCTCCTTAATCGTAGTATCCAGCTGGACGCTGAACCCGAGATTTATCCCAAGTTTTTGATACCTTTGGCCACAAATCATTAAGGAATGTGCCCTCGGCCTTGTAGGCTTTCAGAATATCTTCTCTTGAATAATCTTGCGATTTGTTTCGAATCTCGTCGAACATTCGTTCAGTAATACGACCTTCGTTAAGCCATTTGGCTGCGGATTCGACTTGACTCCGTTGATTAACTACATGCATAGCTCGTGATACTCGTGTGGCTTTCACCACATGATTTAAACGAACAATCTCAACAGCACCAGCGGTAGCAAGCACTCCACCAGCGATAGCCGCCCCAACCAACAATTTCTTTTTGTTTGCGTCAGATAGTGATTGACGTTTTGGGGTTCCTGAATTGGTGGTATCGATAGATATGGCCGAGTTTTTACGAACACCCCAGCGCATACCTTTGATACCAAAGTGTTCTAGAAACTTGTCCGTTTTTTCCATGACACCTCCTTAGTTAAAAGCCCAAACCGCTAATGATGGATGCTGGGTCGTCGTATTCCTGTGGTGAGAAATCAGAAACCGAACCTGTCGCCATGTCGACTTTCCAAAATGGGTCAAGATTGTCTTCGTCATTCCCCAGATTCTCAACAACGACCAACAGATCACTTCCGTAAGTCATGCTAGATATGATCGTTGTGCCCTTCGGCAAACCACCAAGTAGACGACTGCTAGCCTGAACTGGATTTAGCATTTCATCCTCGGTTCTCTGCCCATCGGCTCAAGAATCCCATGTTTAGCTCTTTGTCATCAAGTCGAAGAATGCTAGCCTCTGATGGCGAGCCCCAACCCTTAAACAACTTAGCCAAACCGGCATCATCAGCTTCCCAATGGCGATTTGTTTGCGTATCAATGATCCAAGACTTACCATCAATCTTCTCCCACGCCATGCTATGCCCATAGAACTGAGTCTTTTTGTTGTTAAGACCCTTCTTGGTCACATTCATTACGAGTTCGCCGCGCGCTCCGTTAGGGTGTTTGGCTAGTGCTGCCCCAATTGCGAATGGGTCCTTGACCTTTTCACCCTTGAACGCATTGAGATATGGATTAATGTTGTTTGACGTCTTACCGTGTTGCCCAACAACGTTCACCAGAGACAGAGGACTGATCTTCTCTTTTCCTTCTTTTCGCAAAGCGTTCTGGAGACCAATGTTGTCTTGTCCCCATGCGATAGACGACCCAGTGGCTTGCACTGAGTGGCCTCTGCGATTCAATTCGTAGGCAAAAGTTGACCGTCGACAGTTGGTGTTATACCCCGGAACCTTCTTGAACTTCGGGTTGATGTTTGGGGTAATGGTAGTCATGATTTCATCGATGGATTTTGGTCCTGTGAGACTTTCATCCTTCTTGAATATGCTACCATTCAGCAAGATTGACTCGGCGGCCCTTTTCCCAGCAGGATTCTTCTCAATTTTCTTGTCAATCTCTTTGTAGGAGATGACTGCAACAGCGAGGATTGTCGCCGCTACTGCCGTACCAATGAGAATTTTCTTCTGGGTCGAGGACATCTTCCATTTGGCCTTTGCCTCAGGTTGATTTTGTGGATCTTCAGTTTTACGAGCATCGATTGATACTGATGCAGGTTCTGCCTTACGATCCCCCCAGTGCATGCCCTTAACGCCGAAGTGCTCTAAGAAATCATCAACTTCTGGGATAACCTCGACATCTAGCATGACACCTCCTTAATAACCCTTGGACAAAGCGACGGCGCCAGCGACAACAAGAACACCATAGGTAGCAAAAATGCTAAGTGCTACCTTTTCGCCAGAAGTAATTCTAGCGGCCGTTTTAGTGTCGGCGTTGTCGAAGGCTTCTTTCTCATACTTCCGCATGAGCGCCTCAGTTTTCGTCTGTGCCTTATGCCCAGTTGCCACGTAGTAGTCGCCCTGAGCTTCTTGGAACTTCTTGTATCGAGCAGCATTACGCTCACGTGCGGCGTAAATATCAGCAGATGTAGGCTTTTGTGCCTTAACCGCTACGGCCTTGGGCGCTTTTGGCGCACGACCAACTTGCATATTGGCAATGTCGTCAATTTCCTTGTTGATGGTGGCTTGACTTCGAGTATCTCGCGGACGGGTGGCGTTAACCGCATTGATCTTCGCATCGCGAACGACCTTGGCATCCACTCGGCGCTGTTGTGCTGGGGATACCCCTCCACCTTCAGCCTTACGAGAACCCCAACTCATGCCCTTGACACCGTAGTGTTCAAGGAATTCCTCAGGCGTGATGTCTGTCATAGCGCGTCCACCTCAATGTACTGGTTCAGAAAATCAAGAAGTTCTTGTGAGTGAGCAACACCATCGGCATCCTTGATCCACGCAGTCATTGCCATCTCGTTGAGATCTTTGTCATCCAAACGATTGAACTTCAGAGAAGTGGCAGGACCAACCAAGTTGTTCAACTCCTTGGGATTGGAATACACCTTTCCACTTTGCGTGTCGAGAACCACCGGCTTGTGATTGACGATCTCGTAAGCAACACTGTGACCACCCATGGCTCCCCAGCGCATTTGCAGATCGCCTCTAGAACCATTCGGCTGCTTGGACAAAGTGTGATACACATCGTTGGCGGTTGGGGCGCGCTTGATGACGGCGTTCACGATCTTGGTGGCCTTACTATTGCCACGCATGAACTTTTCAGACGCATCAATCTTGTTCCCGACCTTCAACTTGCCAGTCATGATACGCGTACCCATGGCGTTCTGCCCAGTGGCCATCATGGTCTTCGTCGCTGTGACATCGAACCCACGACGACGCATCTCGTACGTGTAGGTGGCGCGGAGACAGTTGTTAGTAGTGCCCAGACCCGGATACTGAGGGTTAACTCCCGGCATAACCTTCGACTGAATTTCCTTAACGCTCATCGGCACCTTGGCCAGATCACGATTGGTCGGCCAACCTCCACGAAGAGAGTTCTTGACAACCATTGGGGGAACTCGGTAAACACCACTATCTGCTGCTCCGATAATATAACCAACGATGGCCTGCGGTCCGAGGAAAGAGGCCTTCATGGCTGTCTGGTACGATACTTGTCCCGCACCCTTAGCTACCATAACCGCGGCGTTAATGAGTCGACCCTTAACATTCGCCGAGGGGATAACCATTCCGACAATGGGCTTTACGACGTTGAGTGTCGCTTCGGCATTCTTGCTGAATTTGGTCGGCTTACCGTTGCCCTCAGTGGTTAGATTTCCGCCACCCCCTCCCTCGCTTTTACGGACGCCCCATTGCATGCCCTTAACACCGTAGTGCTCAAGAAACACATCAAGAGGATCTGAATGAGCGATAACCTTGTTGAACAACCCAATAATCTCTGACGTATTGGCATCACCAACAATTGAGAATCCAGAAAAGTCTCCGGTGGTTTGATCCACGGAGTAAAATGAATCCATGTCGCCCTCAAGCGGGTCGTCATTGAAGATCGAGAAGATCCACTTACCCTGATAGTTGATTACTTTTTGAATCTTACCTTCTGGATGGTTTCTCTTAGCAACGATTGTTGCATCTTCTTCAGTAAGCATCATCACCACCCGTTCTGTTTGAATTGCTGCTTGATCTGCATGGCACGTGCCGCAGTCTTAGCCTTCGAATATGCATCAACGTCATCAGCCATGTCACTTCTTCTTACCGGGCTTGTAGATCTTGTCGGCCGTACCTTCACCGAAAGCCTTATCAATCGCCTTCTTAACCACGAATACGCCAGCACCGACAGCAACTGTAGCCAAGATCTGCTTACCGTTCTGGGCCAGAATGTCCTTGGCTGCTTTCTCGCCGGGAAGCAAGTCCCGAGTGTTCAAATCGTTGTATCGCTTTTCTCTTTCGAGACGAGTAATACGACGCTGGAGTTCCTCGGATGTCAACTTCTTTGGTGCGGTCTTGTACCTAGTGCGCTCACGAGAGTTGGTCTTAGGCACTGTTGGCTTCTTCGGGGTGGTTGCCGACCCTCCAGAACTTCCGCCGCCTTCACTCTTGCGCACGCCCCACTGCATACCGCGGATTCCATAGTGTTCGAGGAACTTGTCAGAATCGGTCATCAGTATGTGCTCCCTTCTGGGACTGCAGTAAATGGTTTGGCGGCGATGTTGATCCGTACGGTCAGTTCTTCCAACTGCTTGTCAAAAGAGGTGAGCGCGAAAGACGTCTGTGGCGGATCAAAGAGCAACCGGAGTTTGATGTACATGAAGTCCTTGACAAAATCCATGTCAGTGGCTGTGCCGATGAACTCTTCCCAGTTGTTAGCCTTGTCGACGATTCGATACCCGTTGGGGGGACCCGCACCGATTTGGGAAAGAGTTCCGAATACCGAGTTGATGTGCATGATGAGATCTCGGTCGAATACGTCATACGCTAGATCGATACCCAGCGCCTTCTTCATGCTATCGAGAATACTGTCTGCCATGTCTGTCACCTCCTATCTATAGTTACCAAAGTTTGGTGTCACCGGGTCGTCGGACGACTAGCGGCTTGGCAAGAAGACCTTCATCTCCATAGTGAATTGCGTTGTGTGTACTGTGAGTCACACAGATCAAGTACTGAGGATTAAGGATCGCGTCGTTGCCTTGTTTAAGATCGCGTGCTTCCATCGGGTTCATGTGATGGATGTACACTCTGTCAAAAATCTCGTAACCTTCGAGTCCGAGGTCTCGACCTTCATCTCGTGCGATGACATGGTGTCTTAGGTTACGCCACTCTTGGGAACGATAGAACCTCTGGTTCAAATAACGTTCAGAGCCAAAAGTTGGCTCGGCCACCGAGGCCCGGAGTCGTAGGTATCGGTAGCGCTCTTCAAAAGTTTCTAGTTGTCGAAGTTCGTGATAGGTTCTAACGATCATCATCATCCACATCTACAGTTTGTCCGCTGTATGCCTTCATGGCGTCGAGGGCCTTCGAATACATCTCTTCGATTCGCTCCATCGATGCAAGTTGCTTGACTCTGGCCTTGAGCAATTCGTTCTCTTGCTTGACCTTCTCAAGTTCTGCCTTCTCGCGAGGGCTAGACTGCTTGAGGTAATACGTGATGACCTGTGCAGAGGCAGTGCCCATACGAATTTGCTTCTCGGCCAAGTCAATGGCTGCGCCAACCAGCTGATTCTCTCGTTCTTCGGGCGTCATCGCAGCGCGACGGTGTCGCCTTGGCGTTGGTGTGTCCTCGCTGGAACGGGCCATGGTGATCACCTCCACTCTTGCTAAGTACTGAATTGGTTCAGATCGGTTTGGATGGACTTGCTAGGACTTCGGGAATACTTCTGGAGGAAGCACCATGGCTTTTACACCTAGGGGGGTTGGTGTAGCGCAGACGAATAGGGTGGACAAGTCCCTTCCTTAGCGTTGACATGGTGCTTCCACCGGAGGTATACCCGGAAGACCTGTGCGAATATGTCCCCCCGGGGAATTTTTGAGGACAGCGGCGATGCGGGAG